ATAAATTCTCACCCCCTTCTTAAAATCAATTTTTATAATGATACCTTGCGACTGGTGGCATCAATAGTTTGAGCTATTTTAAAGTCAATATAACTTAAAACTTCCTGCTGAATTTCTTCGGGGAGCTTGTGAAATTTACTGATTAACATTTTATCCAGTTTTGTAGCAAATGGAATGGCAAAGTTTTTGGATTCCGCGCCTGTAATAATGTAGTCAGTAGATACGTTAAAATATCGCGAAATGTCAGCGATAGTAGTAACCTTAGGTGATCCACGTCCCTTTTTCCAATCCGTAACGGCGGTATGGGAAATTCCGAGATCAGAAGTTAATTTTGCGGCTGTTACATGATGTTCATACATTAAATCTAAAATGCGCTGAACCACAGGTGACATGGTGACCCTCCTTAAAGTTGGAAAAATACGTTTATTGTAGTTGACTTTTACGTTACTTTCGTATATAATATGATTGTACAAAATAAAAGACAATATATAGATATACATATGTAGCGAAGAATTATATATAATTCTTACATAACATTTGTATACAAGTATTGTAGCACAGTTCTGTACAAAAGTTGAGAGTTCCGTTACGAAAGGAGGGAAATTATGGAAAAAGCCAAGAAATTATCGTGGTCAGTTCGCGTGAAAATTGCGATGTTAGAAAGAAATATGACGGTAGCAGAGCTTGCAAAAAAAATTGGACGCAGTAGACCGTATGTATCGTTAGTAGTGAGTGGTAAGCTCATTGCACCACCAACGAACCGAATGATCTCCGACGTTTTAAATGTAAGCTGGACGGAGGATGATTATCGTGGATGAAGTAGTAGCCCGAATGGAAGCGTACCTGAAAGAAGAGTTTGGGTTCAATAACCGGGAAGAATTTGAAAAAGCGTATGAAACATATTCCGGATTGGACATTTCCATTATGGCAGGAGGAAAACATCTTGAAGAAAAGGACAAGGATCAAGTGGAAGAATGTTATTAAGGCAACTGCTTTAGTAGTTACGGTAGGTGTAGGCGTTTCTTGTGTCTGGGCTAACAAAGATACGCCTGAACCTACGGACTTAAACCCTAAAATGATTGCGGAAGCACATATTCAGGAAGAAGGGTTTAAGGAGTACAAGATTCCGGTTGAATTTGCGGCTGAAGGTGGCAAGATGGATGTTAGGACACAGAAACGAACATGGTATGCTTGCCACGGTTATAATGTCTCATATCCATTAGTGCTTGCGATTATCGAAGCAGAAAGTGGATACCATGCCGAAGCAAGAAATAATCATGCTGGTGCCATTGGATACATGCAGATTGTTCCAGATTGGCATCAAGAGCGTATTTCTCGCATGCACGCTGACATTGAAAATTATCCAGTAGATAACATTTTGGTTGGTATTGATTATCTTGCGGAATTACAAGAGCATTGTATCGACGAAAACTATCTTCTTATGTCTTACAACATGGGATTGTCAGAAGCAACAAGACTTTGGCAAATGGGAATCCATTCAACCGAATATAGCCGATACATTTTAAAAAGGAAGAAAGAGATCACGAGAGAGCTTGAAGGAGCATATCTCTAATTTTTTTACAACAGAAATCAGACTTTGCCGTTATAGTAGTTGCAACTATACGGAGAAGTCAGAAAGGGGCTAGCATGTGTGAAATTTGTGGAGGAGTTTTTGAACATTTCCCCGGGTGTCCATATGAACCCGAGCCCAAAGGGATTTATGAATGCTGCATTTGCGGAGCACCTATTTGTGATGGAGATAAATATATAAATGGAATCAAAGGGTACGTTTGCGAAGATTGTGTGCAAGATTTATCCATTGATGAGTTTATGGAAATCACAGGTGAAGAGTTCGAGGTCGCAAGGGAGAGAAAAGAATGAATACAAAAATTGTTGCAAATAATGACGCTTTAGCCGAAGTTAAAAAACTCATGAAAACTGACGATGTAAAATCTAGGTTTAGCATGGCGCTTGGAGGAAAAGCACCGCAGTTTATGATTTCTATCATTAACGCAGTAGCAAACAACGGCAGACTTAAACACTGTAATCCTAATTCGATTATGGCGGCGGCAATGGTAGCGGCATCTATTGATTTACCTGTAGATTCTAATCTCGGTTTTTCCGCTCTTGTTCCGTATAACGACATCTGCCAGTTTCAGATGATGTACAAAGGCTATATTCAGTTAGCTATCAGAACAGGCGCTTACGAAAAAATGAATTGCGCGGAAGTCTATGCGGATGAACTGGAAATGTACAACCCAATCACAGGAGAGTGCATTTTTACCGAAAACTTTTCCTCTTGTAAGGACAGAAAAAACAAGGATTTTAATAAAGTTGTTGGGTACTATGCGTGGTTTCGGTTAAAAAGTGGATTTGTGAAAGAACTGTATATGAGTAAAGCGGAAATAACTGAACACGCCAAAAAGTATTCTAGTGCTTATCGTAAAGATTTGTACGAAAGAACAAAGTTAAGTCAATGGAGCATTAACTTTGATACGATGGCAAAGAAAACGGTTTTGAAACTGCTTCTTTCCCGGTGGGGAGTCCTTTCCGTTAGTATGCAGCGTGCTATTGAAGCAGATCAAAAAACATTCGATGCGAACGGAAATGGAAGCTACGGCGACAATCAGCCTGATAATTTTACTCTTGAAAACGAAGTAACAGAACCGCAGTTCAATCAAATACCTTACAAAGAAACAAAAAATAAGACTACAGAAGTGGAAATGGAGGAGTTTAGAAATTGAAACTGGAAGAAAGCACGTACTATAGCAGCGAAGCAAATAAAGAATATATGAGCGTATCGCAGTATAAGGATTTTGTTGGTACACCCGGTCATGCAGGTTGCGAGTTCTGCGCCATGAAAAAAATGAATGGGACGTGGTCGGAAGGCATGAACAATGCAATGATGATTGGTTCGTACGTTGACCATTATTATGAAGGAACCCTCGAACCGTTCAAAGCGGAGCATCCTGAAATTTTTAAGAAAGACGGCACGCTAAAAGCGGAATTTATGAAAGCGGAGTCTGTTATTAACCGAATTAACAAAGATGAGTATTTCTTGAAATATCTTGCTGGGGATAAGCAGGTTATTATGACGGCGGATCTCTTCGGAACGCCGTGGAAAATAAAAATGGATAGTTATTTTCCCGGTGTCTGCATTGTTGATTTAAAGGTAATGCAGTCAATACGTGAAATGTATTATTCGCGACAGTTTGGCTACATGGACTTTATTAGATATTGGGGCTACGACATTCAAGGAGCGATTTATCAAGCGGTTGTAGAAAAGAATACTGGCAAAAAGTTACCGTTTTATATCGCTGCGGCATCAAAGGAGTATGAGCCGGATATTCAAATTATTCAGATAACGCAGAATTATCTCGATGATGCACTGGAAAGCGTTAAAGCCAATCTCGAACGTGTCCTTGATGTAAAAAAAGGAAATGTCATGCCGCGTAAATGTGGAGCGTGTGCATGCTGTAGACACTACAAAAAACTTTCACACGTCATCGGCATTCAGGACATTATCAATAAACAATAGGAGACGAAATGGTATGGATCTCGGTACACGAAACGGTCATGGGGGCAAAATTGCGACGACTAGCTAAAGCGTTAGGTTGCAGTCAAAACGAAGCCTTAGGTATACTTGTACGCCTTTGGTTGTGGGGGATGCACAATGCTAACGAAGCCGGAGAAACAGATGCAAGCAAAGAGGATGTAGCAGATGTGTTAAATGTCGGACTGTCTAAACTGCTTGAACCCGAAAGGGTTATCGAAGAGTTAATCGAGGTTGGCTATCTCGACAAGGTGGAACCAATTCGACTACATGACTGGGCTATTTGGCAAAAGTGGTGGTATAAGCGTGAGCATGAACTTGCTAAAAATCGAGAATATGTAAGACGTTTTCGTGAAAAGCAGAAGGAAACCGAAGCACCGCCAAAGAAAAAGCGAAATGAATATCCAAAAGAGTTTGAGGAATTTTGGAAAGAATATCCTCGCAAGATTGGAAAAGCGGATGCTTATAAATGTTACAAAGCTCGAATTTCGGATGGTTGGACGCCCAATGAGCTTATTGAATCTGCCAAGAATTATTGCGCTTATGTAAGAAAAACTAACACGGAGCAGACGTACATAAAGCACCCCAAAACGTTTTTATCAGCATCCACTCCATTCTCTGATTATTTATCGAAGCAAGAATCTCAACCTCAAATTGTGGAAACAAATGAAAACGATCCCTTTAGTGATTGGAGATGATAAACATGCAGGAGTTAGCACGATGCCCCCAATGCGGCGAATACATTGAAAGAGTCGTTGCGTTTCCGGCAATGGACGGCACGAAGCAAATGGTAAATCGTGTTATGCCGGTTATGTGTCGTTGCGAAAGGGAAAGAGAAGCGGCAAAAGAACGTAAAACGAAGTACGAACACGATATGAGAGTAGTAGGAAAATTGAAAAAAGAGTCATTGCTAGATGCACGGCTTGCCACTGCCAGCTTACAAAACTATACGAAAAGCGAAGGAAACGCATTTGGATACAAAGTAGCCGAAAGGTATATTGCAAAGTTCTCAGAACTAAAAAAGAAGGGGCAAGGACTTCTGTTTTGGGGCGATGTGGGTACTGGAAAAAGCTATACTGCTGCTGCCATCGCCAATGCGTTAATGGAACGCCGCGTATCTGTTATCATGACGTCTCTCATTAAAATCTTGTCGAAAGTTGGAAATACAGGAGTTTGCGAGGATACTATCGAAAATCTCAACCGTCCGCAACTGCTTATCCTTGATGACTTCGGGGCAGAGCGTAGCACGGACTACGTGCTTGAAAACGTCTACAACATTATTGATAGCCGTTATAGAAGCGGAAAGCCACTCATTCTCACAACGAACCTCACGCTTGAAGAAATGAAACGAACAGACGACAGACGGTATCAGCGTATTTACGACCGTATTTTCTCTATGTGTTTTCCTGTCAGATTTACAGGAGAGAGTTTCAGAAAGGTTTCGGCAGTTCATAGGTTTGATGAGATGCAAGAGATTATGAAAGGGTGATTAAAATGTATGACAAGGTAAGAGATGACACATGTGATGACGAAATTCGTATTCCGAGAGAACTGTTCGAGGCTACTGTTCATGGGTTAAAAAAAGGAGCTAAAAATAGCGAAAAAATAAACCCCGAATTTAGTCGCGGACTGTCATGGGCTACGGATGTGTTGAAGGGATTTGTAGAAGAACATGGAGAATTTGTATGTCAGAAATAAATTCGTTTTTTATCGCTGGCGAAGTGCAAGCGAAGCAAAGACCTAAATTTAATGGGCGATTTGCTTATACTCCGAAAGAAACAGTGTCGTATGAAAATCTAGTCAAGTTACAATATCAGGAACAATGCGGGAACTATAGATATCCTGATGACGTTCCGCTTATTGTTGCAATCTTCGCGCATATTGAACCACCGCAATCAGCGTCCAATATCAAAAAAACTCGGATGCTAAATCAAGTGGAATATCCACTCAAGAAACCTGATGTGGATAATGTCGCAAAGATTATACTGGATGCACTAAACGGCATTGCGTATAGAGATGACAAGCAGGTAGTTACATTGATTGTTAAAAAGTCATATGCCGGAGAAAGCGGTGTTGGCGTAACTATTTCAGAAGTGGAGGCAAAAAATGAGTGAGTTCAAGGTTGGCACCAGAGTGGAATGTAAAGCGTTTGGCAAAGGAACAGTAATTGGATATGACGAGACAGATACGTCATATTACATCAAAGTACAATTTGACAACGGAAGAAACGTTAACTGCTCAAAAGATGGGTATATTGAATTTACTAAAAATTGTCCACCGTACACGGTTAAGGCTATAACCGAAGAATGTAAAACGGATAAAATCAACCCGAACTATTACAAAGGGAACATCGAATGTATCGAAGCTATCAAGGCTAGTATGACATGCGAAGAGTATAGAGGTTTTTTGAAAGGACAGGTCATGAAATACACATGGCGATACAGAGAGAAGGGCGGTGTTGTCGATTTACAAAAGGCAGGGTGGTATCTCGACAAACTTGTAAAAGAACAGTCTCTTGATGAAGTACGGCATATGCCTATGAATGAAAAATGAAGTGGGATAAAGTAAATCGCTATTGCTTCACTCCTGCTAGGCACTATGGATATACAGCAGTTTCGTTAGAGTTGATTACGCCCAATGACAAGATGGATGAACTAAAGAATCTACTCGAATCCGACAAGTGCATAGTGGAAGCTAGAAAGTTAAAAATCAAGCGATCTCTATCGGCAAATGCTTATTGCTGGGTTGTGTGTGACGCATTAGCAAAAGTGCTACATTCGACAAAAGAGGATGTATATCGGACGGCAATACGAAATGTTGGAGTATGGGACACGATAGCGGTCAAGCCGTTTGCTTACGACTTTTTCCGCAGGAAATGGGAAAGCCACGGAATCGGGTGGTGTGTGGAGATCGAAAGTAAGCATCGGGACTACTGGGAAATTCGAGCTTATACGGGTTCGAGTTTATACACGAAAGAGCAAATGTCCCGGCTGCTTGAGTGGCTAGTTGAAGAAGCGGAACGGCAACACTTAGATGTAAAAACACCCGAAGAAAGGAAGAAG